AATGGATTATCAGGATTGTGATAGTATGCTGTGTTAGGTGCAAATTCATATACATCTTTGTTTTCTGCCATATATGCTGAACCCTCTGCTGTGTATGGAGTTCTTACAACTGTTTTAGATTTTCTTTGTAACATAGCAAACGGTTCAAACCCAAATGTAGAAATAAACTCTTTTGTTGCTTCGTATGAATCACCTTTGCTTTTTCTAAGCATGTCGTAATATAAATCTGTAAATACAGAAAACCCAAACATTACAGCACCATCATCTCCTGCAGGGAAATCTCTTATATCTAATTTAAGTTTTTCTTGTATTTCATCTGTTAAAAACTCTTCAGGTACTTGTTTGTAATATCTAATTGTACCTCCTGTAGGAGCAGCGAATGCTAGAGCGGCTTGTATCAATGTAACAAATGTAGCTGTTTTTTCTGCAGATTTTACTGCTTCTCTTCTTTCCTGTGTAGTAGTAAATTTAGCTTGTCCTGATAACACTCTTGCTTTTAAAATATCTGATGCAACGTTCGCAAACAATCTTCTATACTGTGGGTCTGCATCATCACCAAGTGTCAATACTTTTTTATACCAAGTAGGTAATGCAGCTTCAATAGGTCCTACATTTGCAGGTTCTCCTAATGGGAATATAAGTTTTTTAAGAGAAGCAAATCTTTGTGTATCAGGTAAATATGAAGCAGGTAACTGTATTACTGGTCCAAATCCTGGTAGAACACTTTGTCCAATTAAGTTAAGACCTGAAGTATAACCAACAAGGTTTGCTCTAATACCTGATTCTTCATCTACAATTCTGTCACTTAATCCCTCATTAAATGCAAAGTTAAATACTTCTTCACCTGTTACTGGGTCTGTAGTGAAGAAACCATTTTCTTGTGCTTTGTTTACTAATAATTCTGCTTTACGTAATTTACCTGGATTTGTTGCAATAAGTCTTGACCATGTTCCTAATACTTCTTTATACACTTCAGCGAATGGAAATATTAATCTTGTAGCATCTGAAAATTGTGAACGTTTATTCAAGTCATATAGCAATCTTCTAACTTCTTCTAATGCAAAACCTTTAGATATTTCATCAGCTCTACGTGTACCAATCTTAAATGCATCATCTACATCAGAGACTAAAGACTCTAGTCTTTGTATATATTTTTTATCTAAATTATTTTTCTTAGCCTGTTTAATTAGATTATTTAATGCAGTCTCTGTAAGACTTGGTGCAAGTTTTTCCATTTTGTCATAATAGAACTGTCTAAATGCAGGAGACCTAGATAGTTTGTTTGTAGGTGTAGAACCAAATATTCTAAATATAGAAGATACTACTTCATCATATTTACTTAAAAGACTTGAGTCTACGTCTACCTTAGATACTTTTACATATTCAGGTCTGTTGAATGGTAAATCACTGTTATCCCATTCTTTTAATTTTGCACCTAATGTTTGTTTTGTTTTGTTATATTCTGCTTTAAATTCTTTAGATATGTTTTCTAATGATATAAATTTACCTGCAACCTCTCCACTTCCATTTGCGATAAGATTTAGTATCTCATCATCTCCTGTTTGTGTAATTCTAAATCTAGGTATAAAGTCTGCATATTCTGTAGGTATTGCTTCTCCTGATTTTAAAATTATTTCTTGCCCATCTACAACAATATATTTTTCATAAGTTCCGCCTGCTTGTTTGTGCAGTCTTGCCTGTATAGATTCTAGGTAGGCTGTAACATTTTCTTTTGATTCTAATATTCTTGCTTTTTGTGCATAAGATGCATCATCAGCTAATTCTACAAAATCTTCTAATAAAGGTCTTAAATCTCCACTGTAAGCTGCATTTACTAACTCATCAAATGTTGCATACGTTCCTTTAGCATTACTTATTGTTTGAGCAAGCGCTCTTGCAAGAACATCATTAGCTAATAGTGTATTTTCTAATACATAACCATCTAAATATTTTTTATTACCTTTTGCTACTGCTACAAATATATTTGACCTTTTAGGAGCAAGTCCACCAATAGCTACTGATTTACCTCTAGCCATAGAATTTTTAAAAGATACATCCATTAGAAACTCATTACCTAAAATATCTTCTAGTCCTTTAGGTTTAATTCCAGGTATTTTTGCTAAAGCATTTTCTACTTTACCTACATACTTACCTGCAGATGGTGTTCCTAATACCCATGCAATATGTGATATTGGGTGATTAAATACGCTTGTCATATCTGCTGCCCACATTCTTAATTGCTCTTCTCCTACAACTCTTGATGTCCAAGCAGCTCTAAGAAGAATAAAAGGTTTCCACAAGCCTTGCATATAAGTATCTGCTATCTGTGTTAATGCACCCTCTGTAACTCTGACACCATCAGGGTCAACACCATAAAATAGTTTAGATAAATTTTTTGCTACAAAGTTTGCATCATCTGCTTGTGCTTTTACAAATGTTTCTAAAGTAAGGTCTTTACCTGTAAGTTTTCTACCACCAATAAGTCTCCACATAGCGTTTCTTGTATTTCCTACAATTCTTGCTAAATCTCTACCACCAGGTAAAAATATGTTTCCATCAAAATATTCAGCAAACAAATGTGCAGTTGGTTGTATTTGTATCTGTCCATCTACAATAATGTCTGTCTTTGCACCAAGAAATACTTCAGGATTACCTAATTCATCGTGAAAGTAATCTCTCATCTTGGATGTATCTGCTTCAAACTTTTCAAATGCTCTACCAACGTATCCTTCACCTAATACTTCATCTGTAGCAGGGAATACTTCATCATTTAAAAACTTAAATATTTTTGATACAATTCCGTAACTAGGTATAGCTTCGTTTGGATTTGCACCTTTACCTTTGACTTCAGATGTAATATCTACAAATCCTCTTAATAGTTCATCTTGTTTTTCTACAGCAATACCTACACCATCCATAAATTCATTTAGTTGGTCGTATGCTTCATCTAAATTTTTAACATTAAGGTTTACTGGAGGCAAATCTCCCATCATACGTACAATAGGTGTACCTTGCCATTGTCTTTTAATTACTGCTTTTAGTCCTAAATCTCCAAACTCAGGGTCAAACATCTTGCCTAATGTTGTAGAAAACTTGCCATTGAATATAGCTGATGTAGGGTCAAATCTTTCAGTAATAGTTCCTCTTGATATTTCTCTTCTAAGTGCATTTATGACACCTTCTGTATTTGCATCTGCTAATTCTCTATACAATTCATGTGGTATAGCATCTCTATTTTTTCCAAATATTTTTTGTATGTTCTTGACATTCGTTTCTTTACCCATTAATTCAGCAATTTGTCTACCTGGTCCTCTTAAGAAATAATCATCTGCAGTAGGTTGATGAACTGATTTTCTTATAGCTTTATCTATAATTCCTACACCTTGTAATGATTCACCTGTTTTAAATGCTTTCTTTGCTTTGCCTATTTTTCCAATACCTGCACCAACAAAGTTAAGTGGGTCTAATCCTGCAGTAACACCAAAGTCGATTGTTCCTGACATAATGTTAAAACCTTTTGTTCCTGGTTCAAATACATTTGCAGCGACTACTGTACCTGGAGATAATATATATCCATCTTGTGCTAATAAACTATTTACATCTTGTCTTTCTTCTATAGTTATTGGTTTACCTAATTGTTCTTCAATAATATTTCTTGCTTGTGATATAACTTCTTCATTATCAGTAGAATCTACAATAGCTCTAAATATATCCATGTTTTCTGCAATATCACTATTTCCAAAAAAACCTGCACCTAAGTTAACATTGTTTCCTGCTACTAACTCTTCTATTGCTCTACCAAATACTGTTTTACCTAGTTGCTCTTTGTTTTCTCTATATTTTTTGTAAAAAGATTCTTCACCCTCATCTCTTGTAAATGGGTCTGTAAGAAAACCTAGTAATGGTCCTCCTAAAGCAAGAATAGGATTGTCACCTCTTTGAACATGTGTAGCTGCAGCAGCTTGAAAAGGTCTTTTAATAACAGCCTCTGCTAATGAATCTGCAGCGACAAAAGCTGTTCTTACAAAACTTCTTCCTGCATCTCTAATTTTTTTAGATAAAGATGCTTGTTGTTCTAAATATGAATCTACTACTTGTTTTATCTCAGGTGCTTGTATTGCCAGTTCAGATAATCCTGAAGCTATAATCGCACCACTAGGCATTACATTACCTAATTCACTTGCTAACTGTGATGTATGAAATCCTTGAGACCTTGTTATCTGATTTTTAACAATTTCTGTTTCTTTTATTTCTCTTTCTTGGTCAAAGAGTAATTGCAACTCTGCATCAGGGTCTACCCAATACTGTGAAAATCTTACCATGTTAATTTACTCCGTAAGTTTTTTGTTGCTTTTTCATCTCACTTTCCATCAAGGCTAATATATCTACGTCAGGATATACATTATACAATGTCCTCAATACTGCTAACTTATCTACAGGAACTTGTGTTTGTGATGTAGCTGAGTCCTCAATAGCTGATATATTTTTTCTCTGTGTCTCTGCTTTTAATGGAGTTATACCTGCGCCTGTTGCTCTAACTGTATCTACTGGCTCAACTTCTTGTACTAATTCCCCAACATCAGGTTCTTTGTATTGTTCAAAACTTCTAACTAATTCTGCGTTTCTTGCTCTTTCTAAATCTTGTCCACCACCAACTAAATCAGATGGATTTATTTTATCTTTACCTGGACTGTAATTTAATTTATCTTTACCTCGTGTCATTTTCACCTCTTATAATTAACAAATCAATTCTTAATCCAGGAAACTGAGCTATAGTAACTGCATTAAATAAAAGTCCATCTTGGTACTCTTCACTGAATGGTTGACTTTGAAATTCAGGATACTCTTCAAGTATCATATCTAAAAATTTTTCGTTAAAATATTCTTGCATCAATCATCACCTGCCCAGTTAGGATTACCTGCGTAATCTTTATTACTTTCTTCCATTATTGACCTGCAGCAATCTGTGCAAATATATCTTGTACTGATGTAGGTCCTTGTCCTGGAGCAGCTCCTGGTTGTTGTGCTGCGGCTGCTGCTAACTGTTGTTCTTGTTGTTGTTCTACTTGTTCAGAGAAGAACTCTTCTAAAATATCATCTATCTTATTAGGGTTTCTATATATTTCTGTAATAGCTGACATAGCTTGCATATCGCCTTGTTGTGACCTAGCTAGTAATGATTCAAACAAAACACGCTCTGCACGTTCTTTTGTAATCCTATCGTTAATCTTTGTAAGGTCTTGTAAACCATCCATTTCTTCTTGCATAGTTTGTCTATCGATAATACCTGCTTGAAGTAATTGCAACCCTGTAATAATTTTTTGTGGCTCATCAAAACCTGCCATAGTTCCATAAACTCTTGTAGTTTTATAATTTTTATTTATGTCAGTGCCAGGAGTATAGTTCTCTGAAAATGCTGCACCTTTTATGTATCCTGATAATGGTTTTCTTTTTTCGGCAAATAATATTTCGTCTAACTCTAATCTCTTATAGTCAACATCTTCTAATGCTTTCGATAATATTTGTTGGTACTCTCTAACCATAAGAGATACACCACTTTGAAGTTCTTCTAAACCTCTACCTGTTACAAAAGAATTAGGAGATATTGCATCATCTTGAACAGGATACCCTGCTACTACTCTAAGATGTCTTTCAATTCTTCCTACTTGTTCAAATAATTGATACGGTAAATTGTTTACAGGTTTTACTACTTGTGAACCAGGAGTTAAATAGTTTACAGCAAATCTACCTTTACGGTATTGACCTGATTCTATTTCACCTACTACGTTAGTTTCTGTAAAAACTGCATCTTCCATAGCAATAACTGACATAATATTTATTTTTGCCATAGATGACATTAAACCTATTGTTTGGTCAAACTGTCCTTGCATTTGGTCAAAGCTAAATCTTTTAGCTACAACAAAAGCAGGACCTGACTTTAGTGGGTTAGGTACAAAATCTACAATTTTACCTGAAGCAGGATGAACAATATATGTTCCCTCTATGTTCATGTATTCAATAATGTTATCTCCATTATCGTCAGAGTTTTCCCATGAACCGTTTTCTACTCCAGTTTTGTTATATATTGAACTGACATTGACACCTGCAGATTTCTTTTTCTTTTCTGAGTTATTAAAGTAAGACCTTAATTCAGGATACAATTCTATAAGTTCACCAACAGGAACTCTTCTAATTGTTACTAATTCATCAGGAGTTTGGTCTGCACCATAATATCCAGGAAAACAATCGTAAGGGTCTCTTAGTTCTGCTACAGGATATGAATTACCTTCTGAGTCTTGTTTTGTCGTAATTATCCATACAGCAAAACCATAACCTGGTAACCATCTTGCTACTTGTGGTAACTGACCCTTAAGATTTTGCATTTGGTCAAATGAAGTTATTATTCTTTCAAGTTTTTCTTTTTTTCTTTTTGACCTTTCAGAATCTCTTGGGTTTGTTAAATCTACTCTAAGATTAGGTACACGTCCTAATTTTTGTGCAAGTCTATCTAAACCTGACATAAGTAAGTTAGGTGCAGGTAGTAATGATTCGTCCATCATATCTAATTGATTTCCGAGTAATGCCCTTATTCCATCAGCACCACCATTCATAATTGCTCTAAATCTTGCTCTATCTAATAAAGCATTATCATGCATGTTTCTAAGAAAAACTGCTCTGCTGACTATATCTTCTACTAACATCTAACTCCAAGGAGCATCATTCCATGATGCCATATCTAATCCACTAAACGATGGTCTATATTCTACCATCATATCATCAAATCTTGCATTTTGTAACCTTCTAATAACTTTCATAGGAAACCAACTAGCCATTACTATGTCTGATTTGTAACCTCTACCTTTGCTTGCAAAGAAAGATAATTGTTTTTTATACATATCTGATTTAACTTTTGCTTCTGTTGATTTGTAAGGAAGTATTATATTTTTTTCTGTAAACAATGATGTCATAGCTGTAACTCCATACTTGGAATCCCATTTGTTTTTTGATTGTGTTTGATGACCTTCATGTATGATTCCTGCAGTTGCACAATATTCTTTTAGTTCTCTATCTTGTCTAATTGCACGTTGAAAAGCATTTTCTTCTATAACCCAGTGATAACATCCATACATTTGTTCCCACTCTTTCATTACACGTAATGCTTCTTTTATACCTCCGCCTTTATTGTTTTCTAAATCTATCATTTGCAATCTAAGTGGTGAGTCGTCATAAATTGCCCACAAAAATGCTGCCTGGTATCCTGTTGCAGCAGGGTCAAGACCTGCAACTAAATATGCAGATTCTGTTACATCACCTATATCTAATGTTTCGTCATAACATTTTGTTATTGCTTCAGGACTAAATATAGATGCACCTTTAGGGTTTGCTCTATTAAGATATACCATTTCAAATACATGAACACCACCTGTTGTAGCAGATGATTCTTTTTGTGTATTTAACCATTTGTAATCTCTTTTACCTTCCCATAACATACAATCTTTGTGTTCATCAAAATCTGTTTCAGGTATTTCACAATCATCTGAATGAGCCTGTTCGACAATAGTTTCCCAAGCATTGTTTTCTAATAATGAGTTATATAAATCATCTGAGTGCTGTCTTGAGCCAATAACTACTACAGAAGTATGTGCCTCTACACGTGATGATAATGTTGTTGTCCACCATCTTTTAGTTGCTGCTCTACCTGATGGTTGTGCTGTTGAACCAAAATCTTCTATGTCATCTGCTATAATCAGGTCGCAGTCACGAGATAGAATCTTTCCGCCTTTACCTACAGCAACCATAGTAGGAGACTTTATACCTGTAACATTTCTTGTAGCTACTGAAAATGCAGTTTGTGACCAGTTCTTACCTGACCTACTCTTTGGTCTAAATGATGCACCTGGTCCACAAAATTCTTCTATAAGTTTATCGTTTGAATCTAAATGGTCTAAGACAGAACCTACAGCATTTTTAGCAATATCTTCATTACCCCCAACCCACATAATTCTTACGTTAGGATTTTTACATATTTGCCAAATAGCAAAGTGTATAAGAAGTTCTGTTTTACCATGACGAGGTGGACTAAGTATCATTAAGTTTCCACCATCATCTATATTTCTTGCAATAGATTTTACCCATTTTGCTTGGAAATCAGGGGTCTCATATTTTTTACCTGTTTCTGTTTTAAAATATCTATCTCTAAACTTTTTAAAATTTTCTAAAGATTTTATTGCATCTTTTGGTACAGTCCAATCTTCTCTTTGTGTTTCTAGTTCTTTATCCTCTATAAATGCTGCATACATTCTTGACACTTGTGCAGGAGATATTTGATATAAGTCTGCTACTTCTCTAGCACTCATCTCTCCTTTTAACATTTCTAATGCATACCCATCTTCTAAAAACTGGTCATAGAACTCACCCTTACGAGATGTAGCATTTTTCTTTTGTTTCTTAGGTATTCCTATTGTTTTGTCACCTGTTAATGCTCTTTGATTTTGAACATAACGTTTGTGTTTATCGGAACAATATCTTCTTTGTCTACCTTTTAATATTGTTTTACATTTAGGATGTTGGCAAATTAAATTTTTTTCTATATCTACCATTTAGTTTTATTTGCCCAATATGCAGCAGACATCTTTCCTTTTTTAATATTTTTTGCGTGT